AGGGCAGATAGAACAGCATTTGATCCGTGTCGGGATCAAACTCCTCCATAACTTCCGTAATCTGATAGTTCATAAATTCTTTTATTCGAGCAGCTTGTGCCTCTTTTTCGGGTGTCTCTGCACCTATAATCTGGGTACGAACAGGCCCACCAGACGGTAATAATTCCTTGTACGACTGTGATTGAAACTGGGTGACCGACTCGGATATTAGTGGATGTGTAACCCCACTTGCCCCCTCAAAAGGCTCCGTTCTATCGTCATACTGCATACCAAGCAGATCTAATCCTTGTGTGTAGGTATTCTCCCACTCGGATCGAGACTCTTGGTCTTCATCAAACAACGCTCGTAAATCGGAAGACAACTCGCCAAGGGTTCCTTCATCAAGAGCTTCCGCTATGTTTGCGTTGTGATCATACGGTTCAGCCATGACTTCTGTCTGCTGTTCCATAAGAGCTTGAACGATGGCACCGCCCTGCCCGTCGTCTATAACTTCGGCACCACCCTCAAACTCCTGCGGTGTATCAACAGCTATCTCTACTGTTGCTTCATCCGCGTCTACTTCTGGATTAATACCAGAATCTACTAACGCTGCCAGAGGTGTTCGCTCTTCTGCCACTAAAAGCTTCCTTTAAAATCTACCTTGCCACCATTGGCAAACTTCTTCGTTTTTTCAATTCTTTTACCTTCGTCTCTGGTTTTAGCTTTTCTTTCAAGCATTCCCGTTTCTTTGTTAAACGTGTTTTTATTCTTGTTTTCTAATCTAACCTTAACTTTAGGGTTTTCAGACAAAGCTCCCATACCCACTTGTGTACCAAACACATTTTCACGAAGGTAATTACCAAGATCCATCGCTTTATCTACAACTTTTTCAACCACCTTTTTATTCATCAATAGTTCCCTTTGAAGTTTGAGGTCAAGTTACCGATCATGCCACCATCTTTTAGGCGTTTCTCTTTCTCCGCATCCACTTTTCGGATAGCTTCCATCAAGCCACCGTCTTTCTTTTTAATGACGCTTTGTTTGAAATCCTTTTTTTGCTCTGGAGTCATGTCAAACCCTTTTTCACCACCCATAGCACCAGGTGATTTATTTTTTGTTTCAAAAATATATTGTAAAGGATCCTCTCTAAGACTTCTTAGCTCTCCTCTATCGTCAAAAGGAGTTTTAACTGGTACCTTTACCTTTGTCGGTGCTCCGCTCTTTTTCGACGGGCCGGTTGTTGGTTTCACCATTTCGCTCTCTCCATAATCGTTGTATATATTCTATCGTCTCTGCATGTTTCTTAGGATCATATCGTCGGTTGTCCATCAGTAGTAACTCCTCATCCTAGGTACATAATCCTCTTCTTCGTCCTCTCCGTCAAGATAAATAAACCCACCTTGACGAAACCGCATCAATGCCATTGTCATACTATCACAAAAGTCATCATGATCACCATACGGGAAAGAGGCTATTTCTTCAATAACTTCTTCGGCAAACCCCTTGTTTTCGGGTGCCCATACCTTACCTGCCTCGAACAACGGTGCCACCATATGCATTCTAGTTGTTTTGTCCTTGCCTTTGCCCGGTGAAAACGACAATGCAGGAATATTATGCAGACGTAATTCATCAATAAGGGGCGTACCACTCGCTTTTGCCTCGATAATCACCATATCTGGCTCCCAATACTCGTATTCCTCATACGCCTCGCGTTTTAAATCAGGAAAACTCCACCGTCCACGCTTCGCGTCCATCAAAATGATGTGATCAGAGCCGTCTTCCTCGGACGTAAAGATACCCCACGTTGTAATAGCACTATAATCCGCACTTTCTTTCTTCGAAAACGCTGTATCATAGCTCTGAATGATGTATTTTACGGGTGGAATGCTCTCTTTTTCCCATTTTTGCCACCAATCCTTCTTAACAATCGCTCCTTCTTCCGAAGTTGGCTCTTGTTGCCACTGTGCCGACCATTTTGCGACCGGCAACGACGCTTTTATGCCCAAAAGTGTGTCTTTATCCCAAAATTCGGGCCATAAAGGCTTGTTTGAGGGCAAAATTGCAGGAAATTCGACCACTTCCCATTGATCCGACATCATATCGCTCCCTTGAGCAGCCAGTAACCGCCCCGTCAAGTCCTTTTTACCCCATCTGGTCATCACCAAGATGATCGAACCACCAGGTTGAAGACGTTGTCGAGGCCCCGACGTGTACCATTCATACGCATTATCAAAAGCAGACTCTGAAAGAGCGTCCTGTTCCGAGTGTGGGTCGTCAATAATAAACAAATCCGCACCACGACCCGTGACTGCTGCTCCTACGCCCGCAGCAAAGTATTCACCGCCCACCGATGTCTGCCATCTACCTGCAGATTTACTGTCTTCTTTTAAACTCGTATCAGGAAAAATCTCCTGATACTGTGGATCGGCAATCAAGTCTCGTACTTTACGACCAAAACGTACCGCCAGTTCTGTGTTATGCGTTGCTTGTATTATCTTTAACTTAGGGTTCCTTCCCAAGAACCATGCCGGCATCATAAAAGACGCAAACTCCGACTTCGAATGACGCGGTGGCATGTTCACAATGAGTCTCTTGATCTCGCCCCTTGCTACTTTCTCCAGTTTCTCCGCAATAATCCTATGATGCTTGCCCTCGATAAACCCGTCATATACATGATGGGCAAACGGCATAAACTTCTCCTGTGCTTTCTCACGAAGCTCTATCTTCTTTTTTGCTTCCGTTAGAAGAAGTATCTCTTTCAAGACCTCTTCGGGAACAGCTTTGTAGTTCATGATTCTACGTTGTTAGTCTTACGGGCGGTAAGTTTCCTACGGGAGTGCCTATCGGTGGCGTTAACACAAACGGATACGCATCCGCTATACCACCCGCAGCAGGTGGTGTTGTTCCTGGTGCGGGTGTCGTGGGTGTAGTAGGAGTGGTCGTAGTATCTGTTGGTGTGTTCGGTGCAATAATCGGTACACACTGTTGCAATGTAGGATCAAAACGAAAACCAGGTGGGCACGGATCTTTTGCAGGCATCGGCATACCACCGCCACCACTTGGCGAAGGTGCTCCACCACCAACAGCGGGTCCAGGTCCAGGTACCCCCATCAACTGTTGTTGGGCAGGGGACGGACCTTTATAGTTTGGATCGCCTCGTAAAAACTCAAAGATGTCATTCATCTCAAAGTTAGAAATGCTTTTGCCTACGCCCTTTAGGAATCGACCTAATCGCTGAAGAATATTTAAATCTTCTTGTGTCTTTGGTTTAGTAGTCCCTTTACCTAAACTAAATATTTTGTTCGCCTCAAGATTGTCACCTATCTGTGATGGTAGCGTGTCTTGCTTAGTTGTAAGATTAGCAATAGTTCTGGCAAGAGCGGGACTATCTGCAAGACCCAGTCCTGTTCCCATCGGAGCCACATCTTTAGTGGTCGAGGGACTAAAGCCATAATCAAAAACAAATGTAGGATCGGCACGAGTCATTCTTAATGGCTCTACAAGATTGTCGCCTAGTTCTGCAGGATACTCCTGCTGTGGAGAAATTATATTCTGAAAACCTTGTGGAGTGACTGTAAGTTCTCCTCCCCCTAACTGAGACGGAAACAAATTGCTTCTTGTTTCCATGCCCATGCCTCGTGGTGCAAATCTATCCACGACATCATAGTCTCCACCAAGAAACTCTTTTACAACATTAGGAGAAACATATGTAGGTTGATCAGGGATACCCCTTCGTGAAATAACTGTCTCTGGTGAAACTCCCGTTCCTCCTTTAGGTTCAAATCCTATGATCTCTGGTGCAGGTCCTTGTACCGTGGGCAACATATTATAGGTATCTCCATAAACACTAGAGGCTCCTGGAGTGGATATACTAGCAGGAGATGAAGGTTCATCAGAAGGCGTGGTGCCCGATAAAGATGCTATGCCTCTACCAAAACGCTGTAACTCTCTAACCGCTGCATTAGTGCTCGCTCCAGAGCCAAAAGGCCCATCGAAACTTGGAACTATAGATGTCTCTGGCTGAGAGTAAACGCCTGGATCAAACGCTCTGCCGTATATACTAGGTTTTACATCGGGAACAACACCTGGAATCCTACCGCCCATCGCACCAGGAGACATACCATAAGAAGGCGTTGCAGGTGCTGATCCTCCCATTGCACCAGGGGATTGTCCTAAGTCCGAGTACGAAGGAGATGTATCTTGACCACCACCTAAATCCGTATTTGCCGCTGCATCGTCTTGTACACCACCGCTTGTTACGTCACCCATCAGTCTCTCCTTATATCATACCACGCTTCTCGGTTCCCCCTTCTCGCATACACGCGACGGACATGGGGATACTCGTCCTTAAAATACTTATACAACTGCCTACCAATATAAAGTACACTATGGTACGCCACCATGTCTACTATCTTTAACACAGATCCATCGGTTCTTGCAAATACTTCCTCGCCCCAATATTCCCCAGTAACCCGTTCTTGTTCCGTGAAAAACGCCCAAGTGACAAACGCATAAGGTTCTCCGTTTTCATAAAATATTTTTATTTTGTTATTTTTTAATGCCGGTAAGAGTCGCCAAGCAATTGTTTTTGATGGTAACTCCCCGTAAACAGGGTTCCTTGTCCAGAGTTTTACAGCGTCAATAACAAGCCTATTGCTTCTTTCGGTTTCGTTTAGCCGAAATGACTCTAAGGTTCCTTTTACCGTTGTTCTGGGGATTTCCGTCTTTATGGTCGATGTGCTTGCCGTCACCCTTCTTGACCCT